ATGTACCGAAGTTCGGTGCTGCCAGGTATGAGGCAGGCTTGGTCGAAGTCCGATAAGGCGGGCCGGGGCGCGGGCCTGACGGACCCATGGCTCGCAGGGCCTGACAGCAAGCCAGCCTTGCGCCGGCCTGTTTCCGGCGCTGCACAGGCTGGCTGCGTCCCGGTCCGGGGTGCGGCGACATCCATGAAGGGGCGATGCGTCTCGTCTGCCATCTGTGCGGGGCAGAAGTCCTGCCGACCTTGTCCGCGGCCGGATCAGTCGGCGGCGTGCCTGCGTACCGGCAGCAGGCCGGCATTCATCGTTGACGGCCTGTCAGTCCACGGCTGGGTATCGGGGGCAGAGCGAAGGACTGGCCGGCTTTCGTCGATGTCATCCATCGCAAGCCGGACATACAGCCGCGACGGCGTCAGCCGTCATGCTGAAATACCCCGTTCGGCAGGTCTTCATGTGGCCATGCACGCGTTGCGTCCATGGCCACATGACCGGTCAGCGCCGTCCCAAGCCCAGCCTGGCAGCCATGGAGCTGGCGGAGCGACGAGTGAATGACGCCTGGGTTGAGGCATTGTCCCGGTTGCGATCCGTGGAGGTGTGGCCTGTTCCGCGGCGGCCCAGAGCGCAGATGGCCTGCCAGCCCGACGTGGCCACGATCCGGATCAGGGTCGAACGCGTATTGTATGAAAGTGTGTCCATGGTCCCGGCCTCTTGGTCTAGACGATCTCGACAATGCACCCTTGCGTACGGCAACGCGACAACTTGGCCGCTGTTGGCGGCTCGGTCTGATGGACTTCTGCTTGTGAAGCGACATCCCCGGACCGTGCGGGACAGGCTCGGGTCCCGTTTGACCAGGCCTGCAATCGTAGACTGCACTTGTTGATGTTAGCTGGGTGTTATGCGCAGGGGGCCAGTCCCGGCTTCGCATCGAAGAGACACATGGATGGCCGTCCCCATGCCAGGGCCGTCATGCCGACATCGGGGGGCATCATCGGCTGGCCGGGCGCGGATCGACTGCAGCCACCCCATCCAGTCCGGGCATCGACGGTTTCTTGCCAGCGGGCGACACGCCATCTGGTGGCTCAACTACACAAAAAATCAGAAAAGACTCGACGCCCCGAACATATGCAGGCATACTACTTCGCTCCGCTGCCCGAGTGGTGGAATTGGTAGACGCAGAGGACTCAAAATCCTCCGCCGCAAGGCTTGTCGGTTCGAGTCCGACCTCGGGCACCAGCGGAAAATCAACAGGTTGCAAGTCTGGTCAAAAAGTGACCATTTCCGCAATCAGGTGACTTTTCCGCAATTGCTACCGTGTGGGTGTGACTTTGTCCCCACGCCGGTTCCGGGTGTAGTGCTCCGTCATGGTGACCGAGCTGTGCCCCAACTGCTTCTGAGCTTGCCTGATATCGCCCGACGACTCTGCCTTGTCGGTGCCGGCTTTCGCTCGCAGATCCCTGAATTGGAAGTTTTCGAATTTCACCCCGGCTTTGACCCTGGCGCGCTGAAAGGCACCATTGAGCATCCGGTATGACATCGTGCCGCCTTTGGCTGTGGTGATCAGTTTCCGGGTAATGGCCCCCATGCGCCGCTTTCGCTCCACCATTGCATTGATCAGCTCGGCGAGCTCGCCCACGACTTCGATGCGCCGCTTGGCTCCGGTCTTGCCCTGGACGACTTGCAGCTGTCCATTGCGGATATCGTCCTCATCCATGCTCAAGGTATCGGCGACGCGCTGACCGGTGAGGTAGGCCAGATCCATGGCATCGCGCAGCGGCTGCTCGGCTGCCGTCCACACAGCCAGGAAGACCTCGTCCTCGATGTAGATGTCGCGGCCGGTTTCCCGATTGCCTCGCACGCCGGCGCATGGATTGGGGAGCTTGGTGTAGCCCATTTCCCGGGCCCAGTTCCAGATATGCGAAAGCAGGGCGCGTTCCCGATTGGCGCGGACCTTCGCCTTGCGCCACACGATGTACTGTTTGACGTGCTGCGGCTCGATGGCCTCAAGCGGGCAGGGCGGATCATCAAAATAGCTCATGAGCATTTTGACCTCCTTGAGATTGCCCCGCTGAGTTGTCGGCGACTTGGTCGGCAGCACCTCGGCGATATACCGATCGGTGACATATCGCAGGGTGATGATCCCTGCCGGCCGCTCATGACCTTCGCGCTCGATTTCGGCCCAGCGCTTGATGGCCAGGCCATAGTCCGTACCGAGGGGCTCTTCCTTTCGTGGTTTGCCGCCGTGGTCGTAGTAGTAATAGGAGCGAGTCCCGCGCTTGCGGATCCGCAAGTGCGGGATAGCCCCGGGGTTGGATGGCCTTCGGCCCATGTCATGCCCTTGCTTTGTTGGAGGCCCAGCGTTTGGTAGGCTGCTGTGAGCTGGTTTCGCCCTCAATCGCGCTACGGGTAACGATCGGCCAGCCGCCGGCGTCCAAGTGGTGCCGGATGCCATTCGATACCAGCACACGGATCTGTTTCTTTCGTGTGTAGGCCCGCAGGTAAGCCGCGAGCTCGGTTTTGCTCAGAGCAATCTTTTCCGCCGCTCCCATCACGCTCCCTCACGATTTCGCGCCATGGCGCCGTCGATGGCAATGTCCATTGCCTTTCCAATGAGCATCGTTGCTCCTGATGCATCGTCATCCACTAGAAAAGGCGGCTCGATCATGCCGGCGGTAAATCCAGTTTCAGGGTCGGGAGACTCGATCGCTGCGAATCGTTCGGAATGGTCTCGAAGCCATCGGTAGCGCCGCGCATCCAGCATTGCCATTTCGAAATCTGCTGTGTCGATGCCCTGCATATCAGTTCATCCTCCGAAGCATTAGTGCGGGCTCCGATCCTTTTGCCTGCTCTACTCGCTTATCCATCCAGTCCGCCGTTGCCTCCTCTCCCGCGAGTGCTCGCATCGCCTCAATGACGCCGATCATGAGCAGATCCAGGTAGTCAGCTCTGGATTCCATGTCAGGTAGCTCATCCATGAACCCAAGGGCGGCAATGACTTCTGCAGCGCTTTTGTCTTGATCAACCATAGTTCTGTTTCTCACATTCATTGCGTGCGGCCAGCCCTGCAGCTGCAGGCGGCATTGGCGTGGTGGTGTAGATGGCCCGGATCGTGCCGGCGGCGGCCGGGCGAGCATCGGGCGGGAGTTCCTGCAGGCCGGCCAGCATCTGGTCCAGCGATACCCCGGCGGCGCGGGCCTGCTCTGCGGTGGATGCGACTTGGGCGAGTGAGCTGCACCAGGTAGAAGTTGCCGGTGCCGGCTGCGATGCCAGCGTGGCGGCGAAGAGCAGGGCGGGGATCACTGAGTTCCCTGGATCTGTAAGCTAGGCCGACCGATCGGGCGAGCGGAGGTCGCATCAATGGCCGCCGGCAACTGACCCACTTCGTCGGCGAGGCGGATAGCGTCGATCTCGACCTTCACTGCGTTGATGTAGGTCCCAGCGACCAATGCCGTGGCTTTGGCCCGCTCGATGACCTCGGGGTTCGACTCCGGATCACCCAAGGATTCCAGCATTGCAACCAGGTGATCTCGCACATCGGACATCTTGTTCTTCATGACTGCTGCCTTTTGTTGATCTTGCGTTGTAGGGCACCCTTGAGCTGGATGAGCTGGGCGACTTCCTTGGGATATCGGGTGTGGTAGCTGTTCCGGCGCATCAGTTCGGCTCGGCTAAGCAGCTCGAGTCGGTCGGCCGTGATAAGTGAGGCCTCAACGGTTGCGCAGCCTGGCTTGAACACCACGGCGTGACCCGGCGGAATGGGGCCATGGACTGCCTCCCAGACGAGGCGGTGTACAGCGACCCACCGTCTGGCCGGGTAAAGCGAGGGATCGTCGGTGACCTTGCGTTCAAGGTAGCCATCCCTGCAGATTCGCTCGCTACCAATTGGCCGGTAGTTGTGCTGAGCAGCGCCGGCCATCTTTCCAGCCTTGAATTGAGTTTCAGCCATTCGACCCGGGGCCCAGCCTGGAGGATGCTTCTTGCCTTTGTTGGCAGGAGTTTGGCCAGGCTTGAATTGGGTGGCGATCATGCGCGGATTTGTCCGTCCTCGAGCGATGCGGCCGGAGACATCGCTGGCCATGAAGGCCTCGCTTTTCCTGACGCCGAGTGTGGCGGCCCGCCCGTAGATTGCCGGCTTGGACCTGCCCATGCGGCGGGATAGATCTGCGCAGGTGATGTCGGGGAAGAACTCACGAACCATGGCGTCTTCTGCCTTTGTCCAGGGTCGACGGCTCATGCCAATGCCCTCCGGCCAATATCAGTCAGGTCATACCTGCCCTTGCCGGCGTGGCGTAGCAGGCCTGTACGAGCGAGGCGGCGGAGCTTTCCGGGCGGTAGCGCGACGGCACCGGAGGCGAACAGCTGGATCTCGCCGCGCTCGGCCGGCAGGACCAGCTCGGGGTTGATCGGATCGGCCGGCGCGGCCGGGATCTCAGCAGCGGTATTGCCGGGCATGCTTCCGTAGCCTATTTTCGCCAGCCCCTGTTCGGCCTTGCGGACCATGTCCTGGGCCGATTCGCTCTCGCGCCAGTTGGGGTAATCCTCGAGCCAGTGATCGAGGAACGTTTCTGCCGGGGAGGCCATAACGGTGGTTCCTGTGTAGCCGCCAGCTATCGAGCGGCGATGTGGGTGGTCAGCATTTCATTGAGTGCTGGAGGGATATCGGGGAAGTGCAGCCAGGGCTGCTTGAATTGCGGGGCCCAACTGCATTCGCCTGCTGCGTCTCCGACGCAATTCCTTCGACACCAGGCGTTAGGCTTGCCATTGAGGACCTTGACCCGGACGCGGTGGAGCCGTGAGTCAAACCAACCATCAAGTGGCTGGAACATGTCGATGGTCGGCACAGAGTTATCGATGGCCATCTGCAGGCCTCCGTTGGCTAGAAGGGGATATCGTCGTCATCGAAGGGCGGGGCGCCCTGATCCGGCGGAGGCTCGTGTTGCTGGGCATGGCCGCGCTGGTTGGCCTGCTGGCCACGACCGCGGGAATTGCCGGGCTGCTGCCGGTTGCCGCTGGATCCACCATCGCCACTCAGCATCTGCATATCGGTGGCGATCACTTCCGTGGTGAAGCGCTTGATGCCTTCCTTGTCGGTGTATTCCTTGGTGCGCAGCGAGCCTTCGATGTAGACCTGCCGGCCCTTGCGGAGATACTCCTGGGCAATCTCGCCCAGCTTTCCGAATAGCACGACGCGGTGCCATTCGGTGCGCTCCTGCCGCTGGCCGGACTGCTTGTCGTTCCAGGTCTCGGCTGTGGCGACGCGGAGCTGGCAGACGGCTGTGCCGCCGCCGGTGTATCGCAGCTCCGGATCGCCACCGAGGTTGCCGACCAGGATGACCTTGTTGATGCCGCGGGCCATCAGTGGGCAGGCGCCGGGGAGGTGGCAGTCGAGCGCATTTTTGCGGCGTGGAAGTCCAAAATCACCGAGAGCCACAGCCGGATAGCGTTGGGTGTAAATCCAGCCCGGATCAAGGCCTGATCAGCTGCGCTTGAGGCTTGCGGATCTTCCGAAGCGCTGCACATCGCGAGGCCCCCAACCATGGCCATCAACTGGCCTTTGATGGACATGACTTCAGCAACAAACTCAGCCTCACCAGAGGCTTCGGCGCGTTTAGCTATCGAATCGACAAGGTCCTTGAACGACTTTTTTTCGTGAATCACGGCATGACTCTCCCGTGCCGGCCCAAAGAGCCAGTAGCAAAATGTGTGTTGTGGGGTGACCGGTGAGCGCCGGCCGCGCGGTGGGTCAGGAGGCTTGGGCTGCGTTGTCGGTGGTGCTGGGAAGAGTGGCGTCCTCGATTTGGATGCCGAGTCCAATCTTGCTCACAAGGTCATCCTGGGAGGCGAGGTCAGCGCGGATGTGCTTGCGAACCACGTAGGCAATAGCCTGGGCCTTGGATGGTGCTCGGACCAGGTAGTCTCGGGCCAAGCCGGCTTCGCGGGGCGCATCGATCAGCTCATTCGTCACGAGGTAGATCCGTGCCTTGGCAGGCTGGCCTGTATCGGTCGGGCCGTGTCTCACGAGCCACCTCCGAGCATGCCGGCAAAGGCCAGGGTAAACATGGAGCCAAGGAAGATGCCGGCGGCCATGTATGCGGCGCGCAGAGCTTGCCCGCGGCCGGTGGTGATGGGAGGGATGTAACCCATGTTGGTGATCTCCATCCGCCCGGGGGCGGTTCTGCGTGAGATGTCTCACAGTTGTGGCGGTGCGGCCTAAAAATGAATGAGCGAGCGACGCAAGACTTGTATAGGATCAGCGGTTGCTCGGCGGTTCGAGCTGAAATCCCTGCTGATTGCAGTTGCTATGTGGATCTGAAACGTAATGTGTCACCTGTAATGCCTATGCATGGATATTCGTCGCTACCCCCGCTCCTGTTCCTGACTGGACTCATTTGTGCGGCTGGCTTTTCAATGGTCTTGAGGGCGCTCGGTGACGAAAGGGCGTACAAGTACTGGGCATTGAGTCTGTGGGCAGGTGTCTTTTCAGCTGCCTTGATCATCATCTTCCCCAGTCACCGTCCTTTGGCTGTGGTCGTGTTAGGCCACGCCGCACTGGCTGCATCACAAGTCCTTTTGATTGCTGGCTTTTTCAGGTACTGCCGCCTGAAGTGGAGCGTTACAGCTCTGATTGTTCCTGCTGTTGCCTACACGGCTGCTCAGACGGCGCTGTATCTGTTCGGGCTAGGAAGCTTCCCTAGATTCGCTCTGTACAGCCTTGCTGTTGCAGTTTGGGATATTTGGTCCGTCCAGCTTCTTTTGCGATACCTCCCGGGACAGGCTTTTTACGGGAGTCGTCTTGCCGTGCTCGTGATCTCGGTGCATGCGGCATTGCATACCTTCAGCCTTATCCTGGCTTCGTCGGACCTTTTGTTTGGACTCGCGAAGAGCGCCAGTGAGTCGCTGCCGATCTACTACATTGCGATTTGCATGAGCTTGGCGAAGGCCTTTGCGTTGCTTGCGATGGTCATCGAAAAGCTGATCAACGATCTAAAGATTGCCGCCGAAATTGATGGCATGACAGGCCTTGCAAATAGATCCTCGCTCATAGATCGGGGCGAAGAATTGCTCATGCGGTGCAGAGAAGAGGGCGTCAAATTCGCTGTCTTGTTCGTGGATATCGACCAATTCAAAGCAATCAATGACGACTTGGGGCACCACGCTGGGGACATTGCCCTAAAAGCATTCGCATCGATCGTCAAAGACATCTTCGACGAAGAGGATGACATCTGTGGCCGCTATGGTGGTGAGGAGTTCGTCTGCCTCCTTACAGGCGATTCGGCCACCAACGTTGTGCGGAAGTCTGAGATGCTGCGTAGCAGGCTGGCTCACAAACCGATCCGGATCGGTGGGCATGCGCTAACCATGACGGTAAGTATTGGCGTCGCAACTGATGATGGTGAGATCTGCCTGCTTAGACTGATCAAACGAGCTGATGGCGCACTATATGAGTCCAAGAACTCAGGTCGAGATCGCGTCACTCTGGCAGTCTGATCTTGAGGGCGGGCCTGACTCATCCTTGCTGGGTTAGAATCAGGCACCCGGTTGAATGGTGCTGGCATGGCTATTTGCGATAACCCAGACGTGATGGATAAGGTCTGGCAAGGCCTGGTTGATGTGGTCAGCCGATACGATCCGGCGATCCGTGGGCATCTTCAGCACTGGGTGCAAGAGGAGCTGGACCGGTTACCGCCAGAGGCGGGGCAGGCCTATCTACGTGCCTCCTCAGGGCGTGCTGTGATCGAGGCTGAGGAGCAGGCAGAGCTGTCTGCGATCCTGCGGTCACTGAAGAAGACGCTTCACGAGGATGCTCGAGGCAAATTGCGCGGAGTGGTCTAACAGGGCGTCTGCTTTCCAGCTGATCCGTAGTTGCGATGTTCGGATTGGACTGGCGACTGGGCATTTCCAGGGGATTTCGGAGTTTTCCATCGCGGTGCTGGGCGGCCGCCTCACGGCGTCCAGGCTGCTGTCTACAGCCGCCAGTCCAATGCCCCCGGCTACTCGCAGGGGCGGCGAGGTCATGTCACCCAGCGGTGGTTTGCGTCGTCCGAGGAGCGCGCTTGCACCGGGCCATGGCTGCCGAGGTTTTGTTGTGCACGCCCACTCACGGCTTGGACGCTCCGGACTGACTCCGGCTGCAAGGCATTGGGCTGCCGCCTGGCGGCCCCGCTACGGGCCATTCCTTTTCCCAGCGATGAGATGGCACTCCGGGTGTTCAGCGCCCCGGCCGGCGCAATTTCCAGGCGGCAGGCCAATGCCTACTCATGGGGTGAGCGGTTTGTCACTGTTCACAGGTATGCGGCCAGAGGAGATTACGTTGTTGATGAGCCGCGGGATGAGGTCAAACAGCTCGCGGTCCATGTGCTTGAAGTCAACGCAGTGGATCATTCGCAGGCGCTCATATGACTCGCATGTCTCTGGTGTCTGGGGGATGTTGAAGGCCCCGACAAGGTCATTCAGAGGGCAGATGTCGAAGAAGCCGCTGCTTGAGCCGGATCTCTTCTGCCAATCTGAGATTGACTTACGCAATACGGCGCGCTGCTCAAGAGTTGCCCCATCCGGATCTGGCCATACGATCATGTCGATGAATGATGGCGCTCTCTTTATGGTTGAAAACACCATCGCTCCAGTGTCGATGGTCACTTCCTGCTTGGCTGCGCTACCGCCAAATAGGCGTGCGATGATCGCTTTCATGCTTTGCTCGTTTTGGCGTCGAATTGTGATGAGGTCTGTCGGGCCCGCTACGGCCCTGTCCGACGCAAGAGGCGCCGAGTGTTCAGCGCCTCGGCCAGCGCAATCCCAAACCCCATCACAATGGCCACTGTCTCCAATGGCCGTTGCTGACCTCTATCCAGGCTGGTCAGGCCTTGGCTCCCTATGCATGTCCAGCGCAGCCTTGCGGGTGCGTGCTCCGGAGATCCTCAGGGAACCGTCCCGTTGTGAATGAGCGGGTGATGCGTGCCGGGCGTTTCGCGCCGGCAATCCAAATATAGGTACGACTATATATTCATGCAAGCATGCCTATTAAGCAAGCTTATATTTGTTCATCATTTGTTTATGATTCTGTGCATCCTGTACTTGGGCATGTAGAGCAGGCGCATACGCCTGACGAGGGTTACAATGGAGCCACCATCTAGGGGATAGATATGCTCAAGAGAATGTTGCTCGTTGCAGCCGGCTTGGCTATGTGTGGCCAGGCATATGCCATTACGTATGGCCAATATCAGGCCGCTGAGTCCGAGCCTGGGTCGGTTGCTGCTGGCGCTATGGGCATGTACCTAGTGGGGGCTAATTGCCGGAGCTCAGATGACCAATGCCTACGCAAAGATTTCAGGTCATGGGGCGCTTTTTTGCCCGCCCGGTAAATTGAAGCTGGACGATAGGGTTGCCGCAGTATTGATAGATCAGGAGGCCCCCAAGGGCCATGCGACTGATGACACGGACATCGAGTCGATTCTGATTGCGGCCATGGCTCAAGGCTTCCCCTGCAAGGAATGATCCAGGTTATCGGCTGGCGCTGACAGGGAGGGTTGCTGATTGGTCTGATTGATGGTCGTCTGCACATGGTGGTCTTTACGCCACGCGCTGGCGCGGTGCACGTGATCAGCTTCCGCAAGGCCAACGCCAGAGAGGTTAAACTGTATGAAAAAAGCACCAAACCCCAGCAAGATTGATGCTGAAGCTCCTGAGTGGGGCGTCGAGGCCTTCGGAAAGGCCAGGCCAGCGCATGATGTACTTCCTGGAATCTTTGGCGAGAGGGTGGCCAAGGAGTTGCTGCGCCCACGGGGAAGGCCGCGTGTAGCTGAGCCCAAGGTCGCGACCAACGTACGTTACTCTCCGGAGATCCTCGATTACTTCAAGGCGGATGGCCCAGGCTGGCAGACCCGCATGGAGCAGGCACTATGCGAGTACATCTCGGCGCATCCGAGGGCTTGAGGCACTAGACTGCTGCTGAGCATAGCTGTATGAGATCTGTCGCAGTGGATGAGACGCCGCTATGTCAAATTCCCAGCCATGTAATGACCCACCGCTTTCTGCTCAGGTCATGCGGTTAATGTAGCGGCGTAAGCCTCATCCGGGGTCATCATCTTCAGTGCCTGATGCGGGCGTTGTTGGTTGTAGAAGGCGATCCAGTCGGCGATCACCCGCAGGGCATGGACCTGGCTCTCGAAACGATGCCGGTGCACGCACTGCCCGCAGCAGAATGGCATAGCCGAGAGCCTAGCCCGCACGATCAAGCGTGATTACGCGGCCTTGATGTCCAAACCTGAGCCGGCCATGGCCATGCGAAACCTCGCATTGGCCTTCCAACACTATAGCGAGCATGATCCCCTTAGCGCCCTGAAGTACCGCCTTCTAGTGAGTACCGGTGCCGATTGGCGTCGTTAAACCAAGTGTGAGTCGGTGTCCGAAAATATGGGGAGCACTCCAACTATCAAAGACTCATGCTGATCGCCTTATAGATCGCATTGGATTGAGTGTCGTGTTATGCACATGTTATCCACAGACTGATCGATTGAGAGGTGCTAGACTTGCACACAAGTTTTTTCAAAACTCCCGTTTATCGAGGATTGCTATGAGCGAGCGACTGACGAAAGTTCCGACCCCGCAGGGCGAAGTTGAGGGTAGGGAAGTGCAGATTGTTGAGTCCTTAGAACGCTGGTCTGACGTGACTCTTTCTGACGGGACGACGTTTCGTGCAAAAATTAATATTGTTAACGTTGTTCGCATTGATGGTCAGTATGATGCTCAAGGTAATCCTTCATACATGATTAATGCTCAGCCAGCTATTGCAATGGTGCACGTTCCTGACGAACTGCGTAAAAAAGGATAGGTCTTATGATCGAATTCCAGAGCAATATCGGCACAGTAATAAATTATGGCTCTAACTCTTTGATGCCTATTTCGGTGTTAATTTCAAGAGATTCGCCCTCTGTGGATTTTGACTCTAGAAATGCTGGTAAGCACTCCTGTTTTGGAGGTGCGCTCGAGCCAATGTCGGTGAGTGCATTTACTGGCCATGATTTTGCCATTAAATCTAAAGGCAGGCCATTTGCTTTCAGGTTAAACCCTTCTTTGAGATTTATTTCGGATTCTCATGATTATGGTGAAGCATCGTTTAGACTGTTGGCAGAGAAGTTGAAAGACGATGTGAGGATGTCTTCTTCGCTTTCGGATATGGAGTCCTCTAAATATTTTAGAGATATCTTATCAATGAATGGGGATGTGGTTAGATGGATTTTAGAAGATATTAAGAGTAATAGGAAGGATCCTTTCCCTTGGTTCAAGGCACTGCGCTTACTGACAGACGAGGATCCAGCCAAAATTGCACCTAGAGGGGACTGGGTTGCAATGGCTGATAAATGGATTGCCTGGGGGGAATCTGATGGGCGATTGGTTTGATCTAGCTAAAGAGAAGGGTTTTCCTAGACTGACAAAAAGCTCGTCTCGTATTACGAGTACTGAAACAAGTAGATACAACTGTCTCGCATGGGCTGCAAATGTAGAAAACAGGTGGTGGTGGCCATATGGAGACGCTTGGTGGCCTGAAAATGTGCCGCGAACACTTGATATCGATTCATTGAAGGCGGCATACAGGACTGTTGGATTTGTTGATTGTAATGACGGATTGCTTGAGGCGGATATAGAGAAAATCGCCCTTTACGCATTGAATTCAGAATTTACCCATGCTGCGCGCCAGCTCCCAAGCGGAAAGTGGGCTAGTAAAATGGGGCATAGTCATGATATCGAGCACGACTGTGTGACCACCGTTGAAGGCGGGATTTATGGTGAATGCGTTGCTTATATGTGCCGGCGCCGTGCCATAGATTGACTATTTAGATCAATTGCAGGACGCCAAAGGTCGGAACTCTTTTTTGAGTGATTACCTTCTTGCCTTATTTAAAATGCATATACCAGCAGGTGTGAGTGATCAGCGGTGTAGTGTGCTCGTCACCATGCGATCCAAGTCAACGAACAGAGCATCACGTTCGGTCTTCGAGGCAGGTGATGCCATAAGGAAAGCGGCCACGATTACGCTATGGCCATCAGGCCAGGTCAGGATACCGATGTCGTTGTAGCTGGAGGTTAGGCACGTCCAGTGTGTAGGACGTGCCGCTTTTGTCCGCAAGTCGTAAGCCTTGGGGCAGTCCTCGCCGCAGGCGTTCCGGCTTTGTCTGTGCCTGCATCAGTGCAAGCAGCGCGTGTGTCGATGTAGGTGAGAGCAGGGCGCCATGTTGCAATTTCTGGAGAAAGTCCGCATCCACCCGCATGCCTGTGATGCCATGTGCGCGCAGGAAGGTCGTGACCTCCTGCGGCGGAACCAGCTTGAGCAATGCATCGACGGCGGTGTTGTCGCTATCGCTGACTGCGGCGGCCAGTAGTTGTCGAACGGTGTATGTCATCCGCCCGCCGTGAAAATGCGCACCGATGGACGGTACGGCGGAGCCACAGACAACATCTGAGCGCGTCAGCGTTACTGTATGTTCCATCGACAGCTTGCTGCCGCTGGCCTGAGCGACACCGCTTCCGCAAGGTGAGGTCGCCGGACGCTTACGATTGCCTCAGTCATTGCACTCAATTGATGACACGCCCTAGTGCACCAACAACGAGGCGCACCCTGTTCAGGCCTGACATTTTTCATACCCTGGAGCTGGATCGGGTAATGATGCTGCACCAGGGGAGGCTTACACGTCGTGCTTGCGTGGACTCATGGTATCTCCAGGTCAGATGGCAGTGTCCCGCCTGTGGCCCGGTTACACAAAATCTAGGACACCCTCAGACCTCAAATTTTCAGCCCTTTCCAAACCGTCCGTAATTTCGGGGTAGAACCCCTTACGAGAAGCTTCGCCGAGTTGGGCCTCGTGCCGCTGCTAGCACTCCATTGTGCTGGCAGACATGGCGCGGCTTACAGTTCTTCGTCGCGCTTCATCTGGATCGCTCCCAGGACGCGGCCAGCAATGCAGATATCAGAGGCCTGATCAGGCCGGTAGATATCCGGGTGATCCGGATCGGCCAGGCTCACAACATGGAAGCCGTCGCGACGGATCTCGATGCGCTTGACCAGGGCATGGCCATGGAGCAGGACGACGAAGATACCGCCGTCCATGGGGTCTCGATCCTCAATGTCCACGAACACGACATCGCCATGCTTTATGCGCGGGGTCATGGAGTGTCCGCGAACTGTGAGGAGCTTCACTCGATCGGGGCTGACGGCGCGGCCAACTTTCTGACGGACCTGCCACTCGGCGATATCCACTTCCTGGAGCACTTCCGGCTCTTCACTGTTCAGCACACCTGGCCCCGCTCCGCCTGCACCCATGACTTGGAAGCGAAGGTAGCCTTCTGGTGTCTCAGATCGTGAGATTCCCAGATGTTCGAGCGGGCCTCTTGGGCCTACGCCAGTGGCCAGCCAGCGAGGGGATACGTCAAGCACGTCTGAAAGCTCAATGAGCGTGGTGTCCTTGAGGCTCTTGGTTGAGCCTGACTCCCATTGATAAGCCGATGCTGCCTTGACGCCTACCCGTCTGGCTAGCTCTGCCGGCTCACTGATGCCTGCAGCCTCTCTGGCTTCTTTGATTCGTTCTGCGAGCGTTCCAGTCATGTAAGGGAGCTTATATGGTGCATGTATAGTTGTGCTTGCATGATAGATGTAAGCAAGCCTATTATTGCGCCATGAAAAGCGCACCTAAGATCACGAAGGCAGAAGCAATTTCGCCCTTTGGCAGCGGCTACGCTCTTGCGAAAGCCCTGGGAATTGCACCAGCGTCCGTATATCAGTGGCCTGATGGCATGCCTATACCTGAGCTTCAGGCAATGCGCCTGGCATTTTTGATCCGGCCGGATATTTTCGGCCCAGCTCAGACCAAGCGTCGTAGTGGTCACGGTAAGGCGGCGTGATGAATCGACTGATCCTTTCCGATAGCGCCGCCGTGATTGCCCTGGCCATATACCTGGGCATCCCCTTCGAGCTGATTCCCCGCGCACTGCGCAACCTGCTGCTGATGGCCTGGGGCGCGTTCGTGCTCCTGCAGATCGCCGGCCGGTCTGTATCTACCTTTTCGCTTTTCATGAAGCGCCGCCCATCGGACTGCACTCCGGAGGCCAAATGATTCCTGCCGCAATCGTTCTGCATGCCAATGGCATGTTTATCGAAGACGACTCTGTCGAAGTTGACTGCATCGTGCTTCCGTTGACGGACTGTCTCGACATCAGCTTCCACCGGATACGAACTGGCGAAGCAGTGTTCCAAGCACACTCGGTGCTGGCGACAGCGTCGACCAGCCCGCGTCGATCAGCTTTTCGACCAGGCGTCCTATGGCATCGCCCCGTGCGTCACGAAGAACCTGTAACCAGCCTTTCTTGTCCTCGTCCGGAATGCTCATGCGCTGGACCTGAGCCTCAAGCAGCTGACGGAGGGTGTCCTCATGAAGCTTGACGGTCACCGTTCCAAGGATGGCGCTGAGCCCTCCGTCAGCACGCATGAAGTCAATGCCGGCGGCCGTTATGCGCGCTCGAGCCATCCCGTATTGGGAGGGATCCTCAACGTATGTCTCAAGATGCGCAGCAATCATTCCGTGCTCATCGAGATAGTGCAGGTTGCGTGCGACTTCGCCAGTCGGGTCGTTCTTGATGGCCTGACAAAAGTCTTGTTGCTGCGGGTATGCCTTAAGCAGCTCTTCAAGAATCTTGCGTTGATGGTCTCGCGCAAATCTTTCCATGGACTCCATCTTCCGGTGAATACCAATGACTGAACTGTCGCATTCCAAGGGCGTCAGTGCCATGAGTATCGTTTTTCATGCCTCCCGCAAAGACCTGGTCCGGAGCATCGCCCGCGATGCCTTCAACGCTGGCGATCTCAACCTGATGAACTACGCGGACCGGATCCAGGAGCTGTACTTCACCTTGATCCCGCCGGCGAGCCAGGACACCAACCTGCGCCAGCCTTGTGATGATGCCACCGGTGAGCGGTTCGAAGCTGATCGCCGCCACAACCGGCAGATCGTTGAGCGCTGGGTGAAAGGGCGGGTCGCTGAGTTCCCTGACGATCTGGAAGAGCCATGGGTCATGGCATTGCCCGACCAGTGGCGTGACAAGGCGCTCACGGAGCTGTCGGCCCGCTATGGCTTACTGCCTGCGCCGATCCCCAGTGGCGGCCATACAGCGGCATGGACCGGCGACATCATGCAGTCCATGGCCGACGTCCTGCGTGACTTCGCGCCTATTGCCGAGGACGGCGTGATCAATCATCTGGACGCCGACGATCTGCCGGCCTTCATCCTTTCCAGTGCAAAGGCCATGGGCATTTTGTCGAGCATGCAGCGGCAGGCAAGCGAAGCCTTGCAGGAAGCCGAGCGGAGGAAAGCACGGTGAACTATTACCAGCGCCATATCGGCGACTACGCCCGGGATACCGGCCATCTGTCCCTGCTGGAGCATGGGGTCTACATGATCCTGCTCGATCACCATTATGCTTCTGAGGCGGGCATTCCCGATGGGAAGCAGTACCGCCTGGCACGTGCACGCACGCCCGAGGAACGGGAGGCCGTCGACAACATCCTGGACGAGTTCTTTGACCTGAAGGATGGGGTTTGGATCAATCGCCGCGCACATCACGAGGTGCTGCGCTTCCACTCCACCATGGCCGACGATGCAGATCAGAAACGCGGTGCTGCAGAACGCCAGGCAAAGGCCCGCGCACGTCGCTCGGCGCTGTTCGATGAGCTGGCGACCTACGGGGTGGTGCCCGACTTCAACGCCTCCATGCAGCAGCTCCGCCACATGCTTGATGAGGTGAAGTCACAGCGTAAGTCACAGGCTCCGTCACGTAACGTCACGCGTGACGTTACGGCTAACCAAGAGCCATTACCCAATACCCATTACCCAACAGCCAATACCCAAGAGCCAGTAAACCTCTCCGTAGGTGAAGTTGCTCAAGACTTGGGAACTGAGGTTCTAGGGGAGGTCTTTTCCGCGCGCACGGCAAATGCGCCGGCAGAGGATCTGGATGGCAGGGTGATTGACGCCTGCAAGGCACTGCGCCGTCTTGGGGTTACCAGCGCTAATCCCGCGCTACCGAACCTGCGGGCGGCTATCCAGGCCGGAGCGTCGACGGATCACCTCGTCGCGATCACGCAGCAGCAGATCGAGGACGGCAGGGCGCCCAATGCCAACTACATCGCCCGCAAGGCGATTGGCCAGATCGAGGACGCCAAGCGACCGGCGCCGGTCCGCGCCGGTGGCGCTGGGATCGCACAGAACAAGCAGGAAGCCATCGAGAACCGCAACCGCAGTGTCGCCCAGCGTTGGGCCAGCTCTGCCAACGAAGAGCCCCAGGAGGCTGAATATGCAATCGGGTGATATGAATGGTTTTGCCGAGATGCTCTCGGAGGTCATGGCCTACTACGCCAAGGACGTGAGCGAGTTCATGCTCTCGGTGTTCTGGGACGGGCTGAAGATGCACGAGTTCCAGGACGTGAGCCGTGCATTCACGCTGCACGCTCGTGACCCGGATCGCGGCCAGTGGGCGCCGAAGGTGGCCGATATCACCCGCTTGCTTGAAGGCTCGACCAGCAGCCAGGGCATGACGGCTTGGTCGAAAGTCGACAGGGCCATTCGGTCGGTCGGCGGCAACCAGTCGGTGGTCTTCGATGAGCCGCTGATCCATGCCGTGATCTTCGACATGGGCGGCTGGTCGAAGCTCTGTCAAACGATGGTGGATGAGCTGCCTTTCGTTGCACGGGACTTCGAGCGACGCTTTGGCGCCTATCGCCTTCGCCGCGAGCTTCCGGATTACCCCAGCCACCTGATCGGGAACCACGAGGCTCAGAATCGCCTCAATGGCTTCAACCGTGTTCGCCCGGTGCTGATCGGCGACGAGCACAGGGCCCTGGCCGTGATGAATGGCGGGTCCAACGGGAGCCCGCTACGGATCACGCGGATCAGCGACGAGGTTGCCCGCATTGGTCAGGCGGCAGCACTAGAACACGGAAAGGGGCAGGCGGCGTGATCATCAACCTGCCGCCCGGCACCCATGCCACCGAGCTGTCCCTGCGCTTCGCCCGCTTGGGTGATCCCTCCAAGCCGATGACCTGCGGGCAGTGCGCTCATTTCATTCCCAGCACCAGCAAGAGCTGCGGCTATGCCGAGCGACCTGCCGGCCAGGGCGATGCAGCTGCCTGCATTGAGTTCGAGGTGGCACCGTGAGGGCCTTCAAATTGATCCTTGGTAACCGGCAGAGCGTGTTTGATCTGGCTGGCATCGTGCGCGAGCACGTTCGTCAGTCGACCTTCGAATGGGCTCTGGTGATTCGTCCCAGCGGTGACGCGGCCCTGTACATCGCCACCACGCAATCGACCCAGATGACGGCTCACGACCATCCGGAGCAGATCGTGGGCGTGTTCACGCGGATCCATGATGTGGCAACGATCCGCCGTGACATTCAGCGCTGGGTCGATGCCGACGGCTACAACCAGAAGCTGGCTCCGATCCGCCTGGTCGAGGGGCGCAACAAAGGCATGTGGGGCGGTCCGATGTTTCGTGAACCCCGCCGGATTGCCCCGCTGATGCATGGCCGCCGCAAGCCCCGGCCGACGTGCCCGGAGCATGGTATCCCGTTGCCTCCGGACAGGGACTGGCGCGGCCGAGCTATCAACGGCCCGTGCCCGATGTGTGTCGCACGCCGCAAAGCCCGGGAGGGATTGCTGTGAAGGGCGGTCGTCATGCGGCGCAGGCCACGGCCGTCCAGCGCGACCGGATCGTCATGGTGAAGGAGCTTGGATGCATCTGCTGCCAGATGAACCGAGCTGCTGGTCGACCCACGGCATTCTTCGGCGTGGCTGAAGCGCATCACCTGCTGTCTGGCGGTCGGCGGCGCGGTCATGAGTACACCATCGGACTCTGTCCCTGGCACCACCGTGCCGTGCCGCCGTTCGAGTCGGCCGGTACCGCCGATATGGTGCGCATGTTCGGCCCCAGCGTGGCCACCGGCAGCCGGGCATTCCACGAGCGGTACGGTACTGACGACGAGCTGCTCGAGTACCAGGAGCAACTACTGGCCGGCGCGCGGGCGGTGATGCGGGAGGTGGCGGTATGAGAAAGGCAGTGTTCACGGCATCCTGGGTAGCGGGTGGTTCTATCGCCGGCGTTCTTCTGTTCTTTGGCCTGTTTTGGGTTGCCAGTCACCTTCATGGTCTATGGGCCGGTGCATTTTGCTGTCTACCCATGTGCGCATGGAGTGCAGGGTTCATTGCATGGATGAAATATCCAGGAGCAAAGGATGAGCAAGCGAGCACATCCGAGATGTCGAAGGCTCGCCAGCTGGCAAAAGGGCAGCCTTGCATGATCGGAATCGCAGGCACGTGCAATGGAGACCCCGAGACGACGGTATTTGCACGTTACCCAATGGATGTCTACTTCGATATCGAAATGAGCTCAGATGACGAGTTGGGGGCATGGGCCTGCTCAGCTTGCAATGCTGTGCTGGTTAGACGCCCCCCTATCCTCGAAGAGTTTTTTTTGCAGTTGAGGCTCTTTCACGCCGAAGGCGTTCTGCGCACCCAGCATGCGATAAGGGAGATGGACAGGTGAAAATGCATTGCGTGGCCACTGAGCACGCCGAGCAGGTCGCACTGATGCGCTGGGCTGCCGCAGCCGTGAAGCGTCACCCGGATCTGGCGCTGTTGTTCGCCATCCCTAACGGCGGGCAGCGCCACAAGCTGGTGGCGGCGAAGCTGCGGGCCGAGGGCGTTCGCCCAGGTGTGCCCGACCTGTTCCTGCCGGCGCCGCGCGGCCCGCATCACGGGTTGTTCGTGGAGATGAAGCGCACCGTAGGCGGCGCCGTCAGTTCGGTCCAGAAGGTCTGGCACCGCGAGCTGGCCGCCCGTGGTTATCACGTCGTCGTGTGTCGTGGATGGGAGCAAGCACAGGCCGCGATACTCGAGTACCTCTGCATGACAGGTGTCGCGTGATTGCCTGGACGCGCGGCAGCCAGCCGCCGGCGCAGGGACGCTACTTGGTGATCGAGAAGGTGTACCAGCGCCCGACATTCGGGTCATGGCGCCCAGATCTGGGTTGGTGCATCGGTGGGCGATGGATTGGGCGCAACGCGGTCGAGGCCTGGGCCGATGAGCCGGCAAGTCCGGAATGGTTGAACGATTGCCGGACACAGCCGGCGGCAGCAACGAATTGACGAACGAGGATCTGAACAACATGGCACACATCGGCAAAATGCTTGGCCGGCTGAACCCCAAGACCCAAACCTACTCCGACTCGGCCGGCGGCGTTGTCGAGCTGAGTGCACAGGACATTGCCGCCGCGCTGGCGTTCGTGCCGGCCGGACTCGGCCGTGAGCTGCTTTGCCATGTCTGGTGGCCCGGTGGCGCCGACCGCACGCGGGCACAGCTGGATGCGGCTGTGATGGAGCTGCTGGCCAATGAGTGGCGCATCAGGGAGAGCGCAATGCTGGATGCGATGCTTATGGTGGCGACACCCGATGTCGGCCGCCGGCGTGCGCAGGATGCCTATGCCCTGGCGCATGCCAATCGCTGGCCGAGCTGGGGAAAGGTGCAACAGGGATTGCTGCAGCCGTCACCGGTGTACGCGGCACTTCGGGACGCGGTGCTTTTCGAGCTGCGCACCGGTCACCATGGCGATGCGGACTCCGGCGCATCGGGGGCGATGAGTGATCGAGAGCGGGCAGAGATGATTGGACGGTCCCATGTCACCTACATGAACAACGGATGGCGCCGGGTATATGAGTGGCTGCTGGATCGCTGCACAAGCGAGGTGGGTGTCGCTCAGCGAAGGTTTGGACGGGCGGCCGCGTAAGCCGCCTCGCACTGGTAGCGTGCAGCACTACCATTTTTGAGGGTAAATTCCCTATCGTGACGAAAGCCCCGCAATCTTGTGGGGCTTTTTTACGCCACCTTGCAACGGGTCAGTTACTGCGTCGCAGCCTTCATTGGCGACACGGTGAATTGCATCGCCAGACCCAAGGCACTGCTGATCCGGGCCATCGTTTCGAATCGCGGCTTGCTGCCGGGAGTCAGTGCTTTGTAAAGGCTTTCCCGCCCAAGGCCTGACTTGCGGGCAATCTCGCTCATACCCTGCGCCTTGGCAACATGGCTGAAGGCGCGGAGCAGTTCGTCCTGATCACCATCGACCATCACCTGGTTGAGGTATTCGGTAATCGCTTCTTCGCTGTCGAGCAAGCTGGAGAGATCGAAGTCAGTCAGTTTCGTGGTCATTTTGGATCTCCTTGGCCAACTGCTTGGCCTTGTTGATATCTGCGCTTTGGCTACTTTTGTCGCCACCGCAGAGCAGAATGACGATCTGAAGGTTGCGAATCGTGTAGTACACCCGGTAGCCAGGGCCTGTTGGGATCCGCAGCTCTGACACACCGTCGCCAACAGGCTTGTGATCACCGAAGTTGCCCTGTGAAGCACGTTCGATGCGCCGAGCAACAGCGATCTTCGCCTTGAGGTCTTTGACCGAAGCGATCCAGCTACGGAAGCCATCGGTCTGCTTGACGATGTAGTTCATAGGCCAATTGTATCCAAGTGGATACAGTGATAGCAACAATATCCACGAAGTGGGACGCTCATGAGCCACGTTATCGAACTCGTTACGCTGGATGGCGAGCATCGTGTCGGCAGTATGGATATCGCCTCATCTCTGGGGATCCAGCACAAGAATGTGCTCGAGCTGCTACGCCGTTATCGCGATGACTTTGCGCAGTTCGGAAGGGTCGCGTTTGAAACGCGACCCTTTGAAACCCCGGGTGGCAGCCAGTCACGTGAGGTGGCAATGCTGTCTGAAGATCAGTGCTATTTGCTGCTTACCTACAGCCGCAACACCGTGCGGGTCCGGTCGCTCAAGGTAGCGCTGGTGCGGGCATTTGGCAGCGCGCGCCGCGAAGGCATCTCCCGGTCGCTGACCGCCTGGCAGGAGCTGCAACGCCTCGAGATCGAGAACGCCAGCTCGCTGACCCGGGCATCCATCGGCTCGCGCCTGATGCTCGAACGCAAGCGCGCCTTGCCTCAGTTGCGGGCCCGGCGCGAGAAGCTGGAAGCGCAAGTCATCCTGCCGATGTTCGCCTTGCCGAACTGACGGTCCTATCCACTGAACAGGCATTCCCGCGGCTGCGGGTTTTTTTATGCCCGGAGAATGAGCATGAGCAAAGAAGCCGCACTCGCGGTGGCGAAGATCTCGCCGCCCGTAGCGTGGCTGTATGGCGAGATCACAGGTTTCTGGCAATGGATGGGCGGCGTCAATTGGGGCGTGGTCACCGGTGCCCTGACTGCGCTGTACACCCTCTTGATGATGATCCACCTGCTGGCGCACTGGAACCAGCGGGGCGTGCGGAGTGAAGACGATGGCAATCTCCCGTAAGCCCGCGGCCGTCGCCGGCCTGTTCGGTTTGGCTGTGGCCATCGCAGGCTGGATCATCGCGCCATCGGAAGGCAACAGCCCTGTGGGCTACGCCGATCTCGCTGGTGTGCCGACGGCATGCCTTGGCCACACCGGCTCGGGCGTGGTTGTCGGCCAGCGATACAGCGAGGCGCAGTGCCAAGCCTGGTTCGCCAGTGATGTCGGCGCGGCCGCTCGTGGCGTGCAGGCCTGCATCCATGGACCGATGACCAGCTACCAATGGGGCGCGTTCACTTCAACGGCCTTCAATATCGGCGTCGGACAGTTCTGCCGGTCATCGATCGCTGCCAAGGCCAATGCCGGCGACATGCCGGGCGCGTGCGCCGCGATCTCGCTGTACGTGTATGCCGCGGGCCAGCCGCAACCCGGATTGATACGGCGTCGCGCGGCCGAGCGTGCGCTGTGCGAGGGCCATACCTGATGCGCGTCATGGCCGGAATCATCATTGCCCTGGTGCTGGCTGTGGCTGGTGTCAGCTGGCACGACATCCACGAGACGCGGGCAGCGGCGAAGGCTATCGCGGCCCGCGACGATGCCCATGCGGCCAACGTGCAGCTGCAGCTGACGCTGCAGACCGAGCGCAACAACACCGCTGCGGCCAACGCGGTCGCGGCGCAATACGAGAAGGACAAAGCCCATGCCGAACAAACGGCCACTTCGATCGCTGCTGATCTGCGTGCTGCTCGTATCCGGCTGCGCCCAGTCTGGCGTTGTCCGGCCGCAACTGCAGTGCCCGCAGCCAGCACCGGTACCGGCCAGCCTCATGCAGTTACCGACGTACAGGCAGCAGCTGCAGCAGCAGTTGTTCGAGTCGGCGCCGATGCCGACGCACAAGTGAAGGCGCTGCAGGCTTTCATCCGATCACAGCAACCGGCCGCGGCCGGCACGGCGAGTCAGCCATGAATTTCATCACCACCATCCGCTGGCTGTTCCGCCGGCTTTTCGTCAAGGAGTCACCCATGACCGAACCCGTACAGCCGGCTGTCGCCGGCACCGCCGCCGTGGCGCAGCCCGCACAGTCCGTGCAGCCCGCCGTGGTCCGCACCGATGTCGTCCAGGCCCAGCCCGTCGTGGCGGACCCGTCCGTCGAGCAACTGAAGGCCGAGGTGGCTGCGCTCAAGGCCGAGCTGGCCAAGGTCGAGCCTGCGCGCCAGAAGTTCGTCGAGCTGCTCAAGTCCGTCGGTCATGACGTCGAGCTGGTCGCCGACGAGGCCTGGGCGCTGGCCAAGAAGGCCATCTGACCGCGGGGATGGCCGTGGGGTAGGTCCCCGCGGCCTTCCCGCATCAAATGCGATCCATTCCCATTTGCGCCCGAATGGGCATGGATGGGAGTCATTCGCACCTAGGGTCCTCCTGAGGCCCCCCTGGGCCTGCTACGGGTGATCAACACCGCGATCCTTCGCTACATACCACCTTTTTTCGGCATGTCCGTGTCCGGTTCCGGTTGAGCAAAAATGGCCCTGCAAAAGGACATCGCCGAGCACCTGGATTTGAGCGATCGGCAAGTGCGCCGATTGCTCGCAGATGGCTTCCTGCCTAGCTCCAAGGGCACTGGCGGCTATGATCTGGACGCATGCCGGCTGGCCTATATTCGCTATCTGAGAGGCCTCGGAAACGGGCAAGTAAAAGCGGACACGGCCCCCCTCGAAGACCTCGATCTGGACCCGTTGGCCGAAGAGAAGCTGTTGCAGCAGAAGCTGCGTCTGACCGCGGCTCAGGCCGATGGTCAGGAGCTGAAAAACGATATCAGCCGCCGGCGCTCGGTGCCGGTGGATTTCGCCATGTTCGTGCTGAGTGGCCTGGCGGCCGAGGTCGCCTCGATCCTCGACACGCTGCCGCTGACCATGCGTCGGCGACATCCCGAGTTGGAGCCACGGCATCAGGAAACGCTGGAGCGTGAGCTGGCCAAGGCGCGCAATCGCGCCGCCGGGCTGGACGAACGCCTGCCAGGACTGCTTGATGAGTATCTCGCCAGCCCAGATTGATGAGCTGGGCCGCGCGGTCAAAGCTGGCCTGCTGCCACTGGCGCGGCCTGAGCCGCAGACCCCGGTGGAATGGGCCAACGATCATTTTTACCTGAGCTCGGAATCGAGCTATCAGGAAGGGCGCTGGGAAACGCTGCCGTTTCAGGTCGCGATTCTCAATGCCATGGGCAATGACTCGATCCGCACCATCAACGTGATCAAGTCGGCCCGCGTGGGCTATTCGAAGATGCTGCTGTGCGCAGCGGCCTATCAGACCGAGCACAAGAAGCGGAACATCCTCGCGCTGCTGCCGACGGACGATGCGGCCGCTGGCTTTATGAAAAGCCAGATCGAGACGATGATCCGCGACGTGCCGGCCGTGCGTGCACTGGCGCCCTGGTACGGCACCAAGCATCGCGACAATACGCTGACCGCCAAGCGGTTCAGCCATCGCAAGCAGCTGTGGTGCTTGGGCGGCGCCGCGGCCAAGAATTACCGCGAGAAGTCGGTCGACACCATCATCTACGATGAGTTGGCCGCCTTTGAGCCTGATGTGGAATCGGAGGGTAGTCCGACTTTCCTCGGTGACAAGCGCATCGAGGGCTCGACCTTCCCGAAGTCGATCCGCGGCTCCACGCCCAAGATCAAGGGCACCTGCCAGATCGAAGCTGCGGCGGGTGAGTCGCCGTATCTGTTTCGGCTGGCCGTGCCTTGCCCGCATTGCGGTCAGGAGCAGGTGCTGAAGTGGGGTGGCAAGGATTGCGCCTACGGCATCAAGTGGGACCCCGACAAGCCGACGGATGCCTGGTATGTCTGCGAGCACCATGGCTGCCTGATCCGGCAGCACGAGCTGCAGCCCTTGCAGGCCGAGGGGCGCTGGGTCTGCGAGCACACCGGTCTGTGGACGCGCGACGGGTTGGATTTCTTCGACTCTGCTTGCGAGCCGGTACCGACGCCGGAGTCGATCACCTTCCATATCTGGACGGCTTACAGCCCGTTCACGACCTGGTCGCGGATCGTGCTGGATTTCCTCAAGGCCAAGAGCGACCCGAACAAGCTCAAGACCTTCGTCAACACCACCCTGGGCGAGACCTGGGAGGAAGAAACCGGCGAGAAGGTCGAGTGGGAGCAGCTCTACGGTCGCCGCGAGATCTGGCCGGGTCTGCCGGCGCGGGTCGGCGTGCTGGTCGGTGGCATCGATACGCAGGATGACCGTTACGAGGGTCGGGTCTGGGCGTTCGGTCCGGGCGAGGAAAGTTGGCTGGTCTCGCGCTGGATCCTCTACGGGGACCCGGCCAGCGAGGAGCTTCGCCGCAAGGTGCGGGAAAAGATCGCGGAGATCTTCGCCCGCGAGGACGGTGCCCGGATGCGGGTATCGATGTGGTGCTGGGACTCGGGTGGTCATTACACCGATGAGGTCTATGCCGAGAGCAAGGCCATCGGCGTGCAGTGGGTGATTCCGGTCAAAGGTGCCAGTCGGTACGGGCGGCCGATCGCCAATTTCCCGCGGACCAAGAACAAGGCCGGGGTCTATCTGACTGAGGTCGGTACCGACAACGCCAAGGAGCTGATCTACAGCCGTCTGAAGTTGCAGCCGACCCCGGGCGAAGCCTCGCTGGGCGTCATTCACCTACCGGCTGATGATGCGATCTGCGATCAGACCGAGCTGCAGCAGCTGACCGCTGAAACCAAGGTCATGAAGATCGAGAAGGGCCAGCGGGTCTACCGCTGGGACGCCAAGGGGCGCCGCAACGAGGCCCTGGACTGCCTGGTGTATGCCGTGGCGGCCCTGCGCATCGCCCAGCAGCACTTCGGACTCAATCTGGACACACCGCCGGCCGTGGCGACTACGCCGCGGGCGCGGCCTGCGCGGCGCGGCACACGGAGCAAGGCAAGCTAAATGGCAACGACATCCCCCGAAGTCATCCAAATCCAAGCACGGCTGACCCGGGTGGTGGCCGCGATCGATGCGTTGATCAGCGGCGCCCAGGTGGTGCGCTTTCGTGACCGCGAGGTGCGCCGTGCCGATCTCGGTGAACTGCGCAGCCTGGAACAACAACTGCGCTTGCAGCTGGCCGCCGCCCAGGCTCGGGCCGCGCGGATGGGCCGCAATCGCGTCAGCTATGTGGCGATCTGATGGGCATGTTTGGCAAAACCTCCATCCGTGACCGGATGAACAAGCTGGCCGTGTCCTATCTGGCGGCGGGCGGCGTCAAGGCGCAGGGTGGAGGCGGTGGCGTGGAGACACGCTGGCGCGGTGCCTCGCGGCTGCTGCGCTCGATGGTCAGCTGGGTACCGGGCGTGGGCAGCCCCCGCCGGGACCTGCAGCGCTACGAGCGGCATATGCTGGTCGCCCGCTCGCGCGATGCGATGCGCAACCATCTGATCGGCCGTGCGGCGGTGAACCGGGTCCGCACCAGCGTGGTCGGTACCGGCCTGCTGTGCCGGCCCAGCGTGAATGCCCAGGCCCTGGGCCTGAGCGAGGACCAGGCCGATACCTTGAATGCGCAGCTGGAGCGTGAGTTCCGGCTGTGGTCGGAAGATCCGCGCGAGTGCGATGCCGAGGCCAGCAGCAATTTCCACCAGCTGCAGAGCCTGGCCCTGGTCAGTGCGCTGACCGGCGGCGATGTGTTCGTGACGACGCCCAGCATCGAGCGCGAGGGCGCGATCTTTTCGACCCGGCTGCAGCTGATCGAAACGGACCGGGTCAGCAACCCGGACGGCATGCCGGACACCGACAACCTGATCGAGGGCGTGGCCTTCGACAACAACGGGGCACCGACGCACGTCTACGTGTGCAGCGGCTACCCCTACGAGCAGAAGATCCGGACCATGCTGACCTGGCAGAAGATCCCGGTGTTCGGTGCCGTCACGGGCCGGCGCCGGGTGCTGCAGATCTGGTGTGATCGGGATCGGCCTGGCCAGAAACGCGGCGCGCCGTATCTGGCACCGGTGCTGGAGCCTTTGCAGAAGCTGGAGCGCTACAGCTCGGCCGAGCTGATGGCGGCGGTGGTCAGCGCGATGTTCACGGTGTTCATCAAGAAGACGCCGGAAGCCGATCCCGCCAGTCTGGTCCAGAACCCGCTGGTGTCGATGGGCGGCCATGACGAGGCAGACATTCCGGTGCCGATCCCGGACGAGCCGGGCACGGTGGAGCTGGGCGAGGGCGCGGTGGTTGATCTGGCCCCGGGCGAAGAGCCCGCGGTGGTCAACCCGGCCCGACCCAATGCGCAATTTGATCCGTTCTTCATGGCGATCGCCAAGGAGATCGGCGCGGCGCTGGAGCAGCCGGTCGAAGAGATCCTGATGCACTACAGCTCGAGCTACAGCGCGGCACGTGCCGCGATGTTGCAGGCCTGGCGTTATTACGAGATGCGCCGGTGGTGGCTGGTCTGCGATTTCTGCCAGCCGGCCTATGAGCTGTTTATCGATGAGGCGGTCGCACGCGGCCGTATTCATCTGCCGGGCTATGCCGATCCGGCCCAGCGCCGGGCCTATACGCGGGCCATCTGGATCGGCCCTGCACGGGGTGCGATCGATGAGCTCAAGGAAGCACGGGCGGCGCAGGCGCGCATCGATGCCGGCGTCAGCACGGAAACCATGGAGACCATGGCGATGAGCGGCGAGTCGTGGGAGGAAGTGATCCAGCAGCGGGGCCGCGAGATGGAGCGCCGTCGCCAGCTGGGCCTGATCCCGCCGACACCGAAACAAGCCCCGGTCCTGCAGGAGCAAGAGTGATGATCAACCTGGCCGACATGGCTGCGGCGCGGCCGTGGCTGATGATGCCGCAGTCGCTGGAGCGGCTTCTGGCGATTGCCGACCGGCAGCTGGAACCGCAGGCGCTGGAGACACGCCCCGGCGATGAGCTGCGCAATACCCGCACGACCAGCGTGCGTGATGGCGTGGCCATCGTGCCGGTGACCGGCCCGATCTTCCGCTACGCCAATCTGATGACCCGGATCTGCGGCGCCACCAGCACCCAGGTGCTGGCGACCGATATCCAGGCCGCGCTGGATGACCCGAGTGTGCGAGCCATCGTGCTGGATATCGATTCGCCCGGCGGCGAGGCCAACGGCATCAACGAGCTGGCCGAGATGATCTTCGCGGCCCGCGGGCAGAAGCCGATCGTGTCCTATGTCGGCGGTACCGGCGCCAGTGCCGGTTACTGGATCGCCAGCGCGGCCGACGAGATCGTGGCCGACGAGACGGCCGTCCTCGGCAGCATCGGCGTGGTGCTCGAGGTGATGCTGGCCGACGATGCGCCTGGCAAGCGCCGGCTGCAGATCGTCAGCCAGAACGCGCCGAACAAGCGGCCCGACCTCAAGACCGAGGAAGGGCAGGCCAAGGTCGGCGACATGATCAACAGCATGGCCAGGGTCTTCGAGGCCAAGGTCGCGCGCAACCGCGGCGTGGCCCTGGATCAGGTCGGGCCGATGGGTGACCACGGTGGTGTGCGCATCGGCGCCGATGCTGTGGCCGCCGGCCTGGCCGATCGGCTGGGCTCGCTTGAATCTGTGGTGGCCGAGTTGAGCCAGCGCAGACCCTCTCCTTTCCAAAACACTCGGAGGTCCCCCATGGGGCACAAAGTCAGCAGCACCGAAGAGCTGCAGCAAGCCATCAGCGCGGGTGTGGATCCCGCCACCATCGAACTGATTCCCGCCGCGGCGCAGGATGATCCGGCGCTGGCCCAGCAGGCGGCCGCCGCCGAGCGTGCACGCATCCAGGGCATCAACGCCTTGGCGCGGCCCGGTTTCGAGAAGGAGGTCGCTGCGGCGATCGAGAGCGGGATGCCGGTGGCCGAAGCGGCCCTGTCGATCCTGACCGCCGCCGGCGAGCGCGGCATCACCCTGGAAGGCATCGCCGCTGATGCCACCCATGCCCGTGGCGCTGCCCCGGGCGAGCAGGCCACGGCCGCACGGGAGTTCAACCCTCGTGCGATCTGGAGCAGCCGTAAAGGAGCGCAGTGATGACCACTCTGACCATGAATCCCCGCACCGGCGAGTTCCTGCTCAGCGAAGCCATGGGCACGCGCTCGCGTGACCAGGTGTCCCTGGCGGCCACCGCCGCGTATATCCCGGCCGGTACCGTCATGGCCAAGGCCACCGATGGGACCTGGGCGCCGTATGCCGATCCGGTGGCCGCGGCCGCCGGAACCAGCACCGGCACCACGTCGGGCACGACGGATACCACGGGTACCGAGACCACCACGGCGGCCACGACGCCTTCCGAGGTCGGCGTGCTGTATCGCGGCGCGCAGATCAACACCGATACCCAGCCGGCGGTGATGGTGACCCGCGATGCCGAACTGGATCAGGTCCTGCTGATCGGCTTGACCGACACGGCCAGCAGCCTGCTGGCCGCCCAGGGCCTGATCCTGCGTTAAGCGCACACCTCATCACCTCTACACACAAAGCCGCCTTCGGGCGGTTTTTTTATGGGACACATGCATGGCGACCCTCGATATTTTCAATGACAGCGCGTTTGGGCTGACCTCCCTGACTGCGGCGATCAATCAGAACCCGGAAGGCCAGGCGTCTCCGGACATGCTCGATGCCCTCTTCTCTGAAGATGGCGTGACCACCACCAGCGTGTTCATCGATCGTCAAAACGATTCGCTGGACCTTGTGCCTGCCGCCGAGCGCGGTGCACCGGCCAGCCCGACCCGATCGCCGAAGCGCGACGGTATCGACTTCCGCACCATTCACCTGCCGACTGACGGCGTGGTGCTGGCCGATGAAGTCCAGAACATCCGAGCCTTCGGACGTGAGAGCGAGCTGGAGCAGGTGCAAGGCTTTGTCGACAAGCGCCTGCTCAAGATGCGCCAGCGGCTGACCGCAACGATCCGTTACCACCGCATGGGCGCGGTCGCCGGTCAGATCTACGATGCCGACGGCAAGACCTTGCTGTACGACCTGTTCAAGCAGTTCGGCATCAAGCAGCAGGTCCAGGCCTTGGGGCTGGCGACTTCGACCAGTGGCATTCTGCAGAAGATCGTCGCGGCTCAGCGCATGGCCGAGGATGTGATCGCCGGCGCTGCTCCGATCACCGGCTGGCAGGCGGTCTGCGGCCGTGGGTTCATGGATGCGATGACGGCCAACGAGGACATTCGTCAGTCCTTCCAGCGCATCAACGAGGGCACCTTCCTGGTGAACAACTACCGCGGCGGCTTCCCCTATGCCGGCGTGATGTGGAAGGAGTACTACGGCAAGTTGGGCAGCACCGAGTTCATCGACACCAACTCGGCGTATCTGATCCCGACCGGGGTGCCCGATCTGCTGATTACCCGCTTCGCGCCGGCAAATCATATCGATGTGGTCAATACCACCGGCGTGCCGTATTACGCCAGTCTGGAGATGATGAAGCATGGCGCGGGTGTGGATCTGTTGGCGCAGTCCAATGCCCTGAACATCTGCACCCGCCCGCGGGCGATCATCAAGCTGACCGCCTGATGTTCCGGGACCTGGTCAGCCAGATGGACGACCAGGTCTTTCCGGCCCTGGGCGATCCGGCGGTGCACAAGGGCGAGACGATCCTCGGGATGTTCGATGCGCCGTGGCTGGAGCCTGAGTTCGGGCGTCAGCAGACGGCGCTGCGATCACCGGTGTTTGTGGTGCGTGACGCGGTGGCGGCGGCCATCGCACCGGGCGATACCCTCGATCTGCAGATTGAGGGCATCGATGCCGGCCTCTACACGGTGACCAAGCTGGAGCCTGATGGCACGGGCTTGATCACCCTGGTACTGAGGCGCGCCAAATGATCGAGCTGAAATTCTCGCTGGCTGATGCCCGCAAGCTCGAGCAGTTTCGGCAGGCCGCCCCGAAAGAGGCGGCCGATGCCCAGCGCCGGGCCATCAACAAGACCCTGCGCTGGCTGCGCACGCACATGTCACGGGCCATCAGCCGGCGTGATCGCATTGCGGTGACGGCGGTGCGTCAGCGCCTGTCGGCCTATGCGATCCGCCCCGGCGGCAAGCAGGGCAAGCTCTGGCTGGGTCTGGATCCGTTGGAGGCCTCGCGGTTGGGCAAGGTGCGCCAGACGGCGACTGGTGTCTCGGTCGCAGGTCGGCGCTTTCGGGGCGCCTTCTACCAGAAGGTCTATGGCGGCAAGCCGGACGTCTGGATCCGCACCCACAGTAAGCATTTCAGCACCTCGGCTTATCCCGGGGTGGCCATGGGCGGCCCTGCCATCGATGAAGGCATGTCCGGCCGCTTTCCGGTGGCCAAGGTCAAGGTCAGCATCGAGGACGTGCGCGAGGAGTTCGAGCAGTGGGTGGACCGTGCTGCCGAGCGACTGGCGGTCGTGCTGCAGCAGGAAATGCGCTACGCGATGATGAAGGCGATACAGCGATGAGCAACGACGAAAGTGCCGGCGACATCCAGTCGGTCGATCTACCCGCTGTCAGCACGGCGATCGCCTCGACCTTGAGCACACTGTTCCCGGCCTTCGTGTCGGTGCAGGCCATGCCGGATCAGGGCGAGATCATGGATCTGCCGGTACCGGCCGTGTTTATTGACCTGGAACAGATCGAGCCGGCGCCCGATCCCGGCACGGGGCAGTCCGCCGTGCGCTGTAGATTCTGCGCCTATCTGCTGATCGGCCCGGAATGCCAAGGCCATACCCGGCTGCTGGGCAGCATGGTGACGGCAATGATTGCGGCGCTGCGCGAGCAGTGCTGGGGCGTCTCGGCTGAACCGGCCGAGTTCGTGGAGGCGATGCCAGATGGCAGCCGGCCCGAGCTGGACAATCTTGTGGTCTGGTCGGTGCGCTGGGATCAGGTGATCTATCTGGGCGAAGCCAGCTGGGACTGGGCGGACAGCACCGGCTTGACCCTGCTGGTTGGGATCTCGCCCGAGGTCGGGCCTGAGTATATCCAGGACTATTTCGATCCAAAGGAGCGGCTCGATGAGCTATCCACTGGCCGAACATGACCGGATGATCGCGGCCATGCTGCTGCCTTGCGTGGTGGAGGCGGTCGATCCGGTCCAGCAGCGGATCAAGGTCAGCAACGGCGACTGGATCAGCCCCTGGGTGCGCTGGCACAGCGGTGCGGCCGGCGCGGTGCAGATCTGGCGCGTGCCCAGCGTGGGCGAGCCGGGTGTGCTACTCAGCCCCAGCGGCACGGTGGCGGCCGGGACCTTCGTGCCAGGCCTTTTGAGTGCGCAATGGCCGAACAGCGAGAGCTCGGCCGATGTGACCTCCATCCAATGGCCGGACGGTACCCGTATCGCCTATGACGCCGCCAGTGGCGCGCTCACGGCGGCGCTGCCCAAGGGGCAGCTCAGTGCATCGGTGGGGCAGGTATCAGCCGTGCTGAGCGAGCAGAGCGCCGTCCTCACGGCACCCAACATCAAACTTGCGGGTACGGTCGAGATCGAGGGCGATCTGACCGTGTCCGGTACGGCCCAGGCCGCGAGCTTGTCCAGCCAGGGCGGGATTGACGCGAAGGGCAACATCCAAGCTGCCGGCACGGTGCACGGCAGCAACCTCTGAGAGAGAAGCCATGGCAACGACCACTGATTCGGGCGCGACCACCGCGGCCGCGGATACGGCCGCAACGACGGCCGCCAATACCTCGAGCACCAGCACGACTGCGTCCGCTACCGCGGCAACGCCCGCAACCAGCAGCACGGCGAGCACGACCGCCACCCGCACCACCGGTACAAGCTCCGCCACGGCGACCACCGTGACGCCTGCGGCGCCGACCCTGCCGGTGACCTTCAAGGATTTGCAGTATCTGAGCCGGGTGCTGATCCTCGATGACGGGCGCACCTTGCAGGTCAGCCGTTCCAAGGTGACGGCCTACGATGCGGCCGCCTATGCGTTTCTGGCCTCGCGTGTGGACTTCGCCAAGTCATGATCGTCGGGATGAGCCGCACCACGGGCCAGCCGGTGCATGGTGTGGCCTATCTCGTGCAATGCATCGAAGACGTGCTGACCACGCCGCTGGGCAGCCGCCGGATGCGTCCCGAGTACGGCTCATCCATCCGCCAGATGGTCGATCTGCCCATGAACGAGGGCTGGAAAAGCGCCGTGCAGGCCGAGACCGTGCGGGCGCTGTCCCGCTGGATCCCGACCTTCAAACTTTCCTCCGCCCAGGTGGTGTCCGTGCTCAATGGCACGATCAGCTTCACCGTGAAGGGGCAGTACCTGGGTGACAACGTCACCCTGCAGGTGAGTGCATGAGCCTGATCGATCTTTCCCAGCTGCCGGTACCCGACGTGGTCGAGACGTTGGCCTACGAGGATATTTTCCAGGCCCTGCTGACCGACCTGATGGCGGCTGCCGGTGACAGCTGGACCTCGGCGATGGAAACCGACCCGGTGATGAAGCTGATGGAGGTCTGCGCCTATCGCGAGCTGATGCTGCGGGCCCGGGTTAACGATGCGGTGAAGGGCTGTTTTCTCTCCACGGCAACTGGTTCGGATCTCGACAATCTGGCGGCGTTCTTCCAGGTCGAGCGGGAGACAGTCATGCCGGCCGATGCCAGCACCGGCACCGCGGCGGTGATGGAGAGCGACGATGCCCTGCGGGTGCGCGTCGGCCTGGCACCATCATCGTTCTCGGTAGCCGGGCCGGAAGAGGCCTACGAGTACTGGGCCCGCACCGCTTCGACGCACATCGTCGATGCCAAGGCGACCAGCCCCAATCCCGGCGAGGTGGTGGTGGCCGTGCTGGCTGACAGCGCGGATGGCACGGCCTCGGACGATATCGTGGCCGCCGTGCAGGCGATCCTGTCTGATGACGATGTGCGGCCCATGACCGATCAGGTCACGGTGCAGTCAGCCGCGATCGTGGGCTTCGCGGTTGCGGCGACCTTGCCGACGTACTCAGGGCCGGATCCTTCGGTGGCGCTCAGTGCGGCTGCGGATGGCCTCAACACCTACCTGGCCAGCGCCAAGAAGATCGGCGTGTCCGTCACGCGGGCGGGCATCATCGCCGCCCTGAAGGTGGCGGGTATCCAGAACGTGATCCTGACCGAGCCGGCCGAAGATGTCGCGATCAGCGATACCCAGGCCGGCAACTGCACGGGCATCACTCTGACCCCGGGGACGACCGTTGACTAGCCTGCTACCACCCAACCGCACCAGCTTCGAGGCGGCGCTGGAAGTGCCGCAGGAGCGGGTCGATGCCATCCCGACGCCACTGGCTTCGCTCTGGAACCCCGACACGGTGCCCTCGGCGCTGCTGCCGTGGCTGGCCTGGTCGCTGTCGCTGGAGAGCTGGCAGTCGTACTGGTCCGATACCGTCAAGCGCAACCGAGTCCGGCAGGCGATCACCATCGCCCGTCATCGCGGTACTGCCGGTGCCGTGAAGGCAGCGGTGGAAGCCTTTGGTGGCTATGTGTCCATTCGGGAGTGGTGGGAAACCACCCCGAAGGGCACGCCGCACACCTTCGCCTTGCTGCTCACGCTCTCCGGCGCCGATGGCAACGTGGCCACCGCCGAGTACGTCGACGATGTGATCGAGGCGGTCCGCCAGGCGAAGCCGCTGCGCTCGCATTTCACCTTCACGCAGGGCATCAACGCGACGGGTTCAGTCGGCGTGATCGCCGCGGCCCGCCCGCTGGCCTATGCGCATCTGCAATTTGATGGAGCTTCCTGATGGGTTTGACAGTCACCATCACTGACGCCGGCCGCGCGGCGCTGCGCAACGCCGCCGGCAACGGCACCAATGCGGTCACGATCGCTGCGGTCGGACTCAGTTCGCAAGCCTTCACGCCCGGCGCGGCCATTCCGGCCGAGATCAAGCGGCTGACCACGATTTCCGGCGGCGCCACGGCGGCTGATACCATCCACGTCACCGTGCTGGACTCCGGCGATGACGATTACTCAGTGTACGGTTTCGCGCTGTACCTCAGCGATGGCACGCTGTTCGCCTCCTATGGGCAATCCACGGTGATCGTGGAAAAGTCCGCCCAGGCCATGATGCAGCTGGCGCTGGATGTCCGCTTTGTCGATGTCGCGGCCAGCAGCATCAGCTTCGGCGATGCCAATTTCATGAACCCGGCGGCGACTGAGGACACGCTGGGCGTGGTCAAGCTGGCCAGTGCCGATGATGCGACGTCCGGCACGGACAATCAGAAAGCGATCACGCCGCAGGTGCTTTCCGGGCTGCTGACGCCGAAGATCAACAATCTGCAGAGCCAGCTGAATACGGCGGTGATGACGATCCTGCCGGCGGATGACACCGTCAACACCCGGATCAATCTCTTCGCGGTGAACGATGCGACAGGCCTGCCGTTTGTGGCTGATGCCAAGGGCATCACACGCCAGCTGGCGACGGTGTCCTGGTCCTCGAACCTTGTCGGCCAGGAGGCCACAGCGCGGCAGAGCGCAGATCAGAACCTGCAGAATCAGGTCAATGTGAGGATCCCAAGTAATCCCGGCACGGGGTTTCAGTCCATCACCAACCTGACATTGTCAGCAACGGGGCAGCCCATCTTTGTCGGCTCCGGCGGAGGGACGACCCAGGGCATCACCACCTTCAGCGATGCGCAGACCAATCAGGTTCTGCAGATCGGCTACCAGTACAAGGGGGATTACCTCTCGATCAATGTCGGTGGCTCGTGGGTCTATGGCGCGACCCAGAGCTGGGTGAACAACCAGATTGCTGTCGAGACAAAGCGAGCATCCGGTGTCGAATCGGGTCTGCAAACCCAGCTCAACGGCGCTGCGATGACGCTGACGGTGGCCGATGATGGCACCAATCAGCGTGCGGCACTGGTAGCCATCAACAAGGCCTGGAATCTCCCGTTCATCACCTCAGCCCAGAATGTGGGCTATCACCTGGTGCGGACCGAGCCGGGTGCGGGGTTTCAGGCGGTCACCAATTTCTCGCTCAATGCCGCGGGCCAGCCCATCTTCGTGGGCTCCGGTGGTGGCACGACCCAGGGCATCACAACCTTCAATGATGCGCAGACCAACCAGGTGCTGCAGATCGGTTACCAGTACAAGGGCGACTATCTTTCCATCAACGTGGGCGGATCGTGGGTCTACGGCGCGACGCAGAACTGGGTCACTGGCAACTTCGCCGGTCAGCAGGTCGACACGAATACCTTCGGTGTCTCCAAGATCGGGGTGAGCAAGCAGGTCGGCGCCGGGATCCAGATGCTGTGGACCTATGGCACGGACGGAGTAGGGCGCTGGTGCCCGATTTCCGCACCGGGTAATGGCTTCTATTTCGCCACCAACCTGACGATGGGGGCCGATGGGTCGCTCTATGCCTTGTCCTCGAAAGATGGTGCGACCAACGGCTATGCACCAAGCTCCTACGGCACCATCGCCGGGGGCTACTACGTCCGCATCGGAAACATACTGATCCAGGCGTTTTCAGCAGGCGTGCTCAGTGCAGGCGATTCGATTGCATTTCCGATTGCCTTTTCAGCCGCGCCAGTGGTGTCCACGACCGTCGACAACAACCGGGACGGCGCCAATCGTCCGGTCGCCATCAATCCGACGGTCGGGACAGTGACTGCATCGGGTTTCAAGATCAACATCGCCGCCATCTCGGGGGCGAACCAGCCGGCAGGTACCGGCCAGGTGTGGGTATTTGCCATGGGGCCTGCATAAATGACTGACAACACCGACGAGACGGCACCGGTGGCCACCGCAGCTGCCGTGGACATGGCGACCGATGCGACATCGAATGTCGAGACGCAATGGCCTGCCCGCTACTACGCCAGCTATGACACGTCCGCCACCGGGCCCACCGAGGTCTCCGGCTGGTATGACGTGTGGGGCATGTCCAGCACGGCGAATGTGCCTGCGGCTGCGGATATGCTTGCGCTTACGGTCGAGCAATGGGCTGCTCGGCTTCCGTATGGGCAGGGCGTGCATGAGGGGGCCATTGTGGCCTACACGCCATCCAGCACCGTCACTCTGGCGGATCAGGCTGGATTCGCCTACCCGGCAGCCGTCGCGACGGTACAGAGTGAGTACGGCGTCCTCAACGAGCCAACACCCGATGACTGGGTGACCTATTTGAAGGCGCTGAAGGCCATCCGGGACGGCACCGACACCACCAGCACGGCGCTACCGGCTGCACCCGGTAGCTGAGCCCTAGCAGGCCACATTTCACCGATTTAGATGCCCGCTGATGCGGGCTTTTTCATGCCTGGAGCTTCTATGCCTTCCACCAGTTTCTTTCATGGCGTCACGACCTCGATCGTGACCAACGGCGTGCGCACCATCTCGGTGCCCAGCTCGTCGATCATCGGCCTCGTCGATACCTTCACCCCGGGCGCCGGCGCATCGGCCAGTGCCGATACCCCGACCCTGATCACCTCGCTGACCGATGCGGCGGCGGCCTTCGGCTCGGCGTCCTCGATCTACAAAAGCCTGCAGCAGATCTACAACGTCGCCCAGCCGGTGATCGTGGCAGTGGGTGTCAACGCGGCCGCAGGCTCCACCACGAGCACCAGCGGCACGACCACCACCGATGCCAATGCGCTGACCTCGGCGATCATCGGCGGCGAAACCACGGCCGGCGCGCGTACCGGCCTGCAGGCGCTGCTGGATGGCCAGTCGGTGCTCGGCTACCGGCCGCGCTTGGTCATCGCCCCGGGTCAGTCCGCCAATCAGGCGGTGGCCACCGCGATGGATACCCTGGCCGGGCGCCTGCAGGCCATCGGCATCATCGATGGTCCCAACACCACTGATGACGATGCCACCGCCTACGCCGCGAACTTCGGCAGCAAGCGACTCTTCATGGCCGACCCCTATGTGCAGGTTTATGACACCACGAGCAGCAGCACGGTGGCGCTACCCAGCAGCCCGGTGATCGCAGGCATGTTTGCGGCGACCGATGCGCAGTATGGCTACTGGGCCTCGCCTTCGAACAAGGTCATTGCCGGCATCACCGGTACCGTGCGGCCGATCGAGTTCCTGGACGGTGATCCGTCCTGCCGTGCGAACCTGCTCAACAACGCCAACATCACCACCATCATCCGCGAGAGCGGCTTCCGGGTGTGGGGTAACCGCACCCTGTCCAGCGATCCGCTGTGGCAGTTCGTGACCCGGGTCCGCACCGTGGACATGGTCATGGCGGCCGTGTTGGCCGGCACCCGTTGGGCGGTCGACCTGGGCATCACCAAGGCCTATGTCCACGAGGTCACCGAGTCGGTCAACGACTTCATGCGTGACCAGAAGGCGCTGGGCGCGGTGATCGATTTCGAAGTCTATCCGGACCCGGATCTGAACACGGCGAGCGCGCTGGAGCAGGGCAAGATTTACTGGCGCATCCGCTTCACCGACGTGCCGCCGGCAGAAAACCCCAACTTCCTGATCGAGGTCACCGATCAGTGGATCACCGAGGTGCTGGACAGCACCACGACCTCGAGCAACTAAGGAGCCGGCATGATTCCGCAGACCCTCTTCAACACCAATCTCTTTGTCGCCGGCGTGTCCTTCGCCGGCGATGTGCCGACCCTGACGCTGCCCCAGCTGCAGCTGGCCACCGACGATTACCGCGCCGGCGGCATGGACGGCACCATCGACATGGACATGGGCCTCCAGAAGATGGAGGCCTCCTTCACCACCAATGGCGTGCGCGCGGAGTCGCTGAGCCTATTCGGCCTGGCCGACGGCAACGGCTTCTCGGGGACCTTCCGCGGCAGCTTCAAGGGGCAGGGCGGCGTGACTACCGCCGTGGTGGCCACCATCCGCGGCACCCTGAAAACCATCGACCCGGGTGACTGGTCGGCCGGTACCAAGGCCGAGATCAAGCATACCGTCGGCGTGACCTACTACAAGCTGCAGGTCGGCGGCACGGTGATCTACGAGATCGACCCGGTGAACGCGATCCGCATCATCAATGGAACCGACCAGCTGGCCAGCATGCGCAGTGACCTGGGCCTGTAAGGAGCCGACATGACCACGAAGAACGAAAAGAAGAACCCCTGGCTGGATGTGACCGATTCCGGGGCCGTGATCCGCCTTCGCCGGGTGAGCGAGTGCAATGGCGTCAAGGTCGATCGGCTCTCGATGCGGGCCCCGACGGTGAAGGACGTGCGTACGGCACGCAAGGCTGCGGGCGAAGATTCGGCCGACCATGAGATGCAGTTGTTTGCCAGTCTGTGCGAGGTCAGCCTCAAGGATCTGGAGGGGCTGACGATGGTCGACTATGACCGTCTGCAGGCCGCCTATTTTCGCCTGGTGGCGGACGACGGGGCTGTCGCCGGCGACTGTGCATAAGCTCGCTGTGCAGTGTGTCCGACAGCTGGGCATCCAGCCGTCGGAAGTCGATCGCATGACGGTCACCGACATGCTCTGGTGGCTGCAGGAGTCGTAGGGAAGGACCATGGCCAGGAACATCAATATCGGCCTGGTCATCGGCGGCGCGATCGCGTCGTCCATGGGCCGGGCCTTCGATGACGTGCAGTCGCGTATCGGGCGGCTGGAGAAGACCGGGCAGCGGGCCCGCGTGCTGCAGCGGATGATTGGGGAAACCCAGGAGCTGCAGCGGGACTATCAGCGTCTGGCCGCCACCGGTTCATCCATGGCGGATAGGGTGCAGCGCAAGCTGCACTCCAATCTCGATGCCTTGCGTGATCAGGGTGTGGCCGTGGCCAGCCTCGAGGCGGCCTACCGCAAATTGGGCGCGACCGCCCGGCGGGCGGAGTTTCGGGCGGTGGGCACCAGCAATTTACAGACGGCTCGTGATGGCCTGGGGCAGACCGTGGCCCAAGGCGTGCGCGTAGGCGCGACCGTGGCGGCACCGGCCTACACGGCGGCCAACTTTCAGGCCACGGTGCGCGATATCGCCATCAAGGCCGGGATCGCCAATACGGGGCAGGAGAGCCAGGTCGCCCGCGGCATCATCGCCAATGGGCAGGCCAACGGCATGGGGCGCGGCCAGATGGCTGACCTGGTCAATCAGCTGGTCAGTGCCGGCATGGATCTGAAGCAGGCAATGAGTTACGCGCCGGTGGCGGCGAAGTTCTCGGTGGGGCAAGGTGTGTCCGGCGAAGATACCGGCAAGCTGATCTCCGCCATCAGCCGCAATGCCAAGATCACCACGCCCGAAGGCATGGCCAAGGCTCTGAGCTCAATCGCCTACCAAGGGCAGGCTGGTAACTTCGAGGCCGAAGACATGGCGCGCTGGTTCCCGGATCTCTTGGCCCAGATGCAGAAGCTGGGGCTGACCGGTCAGGACTCGGTGAACCAGCTGGGTGCCATGCTGCAGGTTCAGCGCAACGTCGCCGGCACGTCGGACGAGGCCGGCAACAACCTGGTCAACTGGATCAGCAAGATCGGCGCGCAAGAGACGGTCCAGAACTACGCCAAGGCCGGCATCGATTATGCCGGCTCCATGCAGATGAACATGACCAAGCATGGCATGTCGGCCCTCGAGGCCAGTTTTGGCCTGGCTGAGAAATACATTGAGGCGGTCGATCCGAAGCGTGCGGCGGACATGGCCAAGGGACTGGCCGGTATCGACAAGACCCTGGATCCCGACAAGGTGCGGGCGCAGGTGGAAGCGCTGAATCAGCAGATGCGCACGGGGCATATCTTCACCGATCTGCAGGTGAATGCGGCGCTGACCGCCTACCTGCAGGGCCGCAAGCTTTATGGGCAGCTGAAGGCCGACTCAGCCAAGGCCGGCGATATCCTGGACAAGAATCTGGCCCAGCGCAGGCAGACCAGCCTGCAGATGTGGAAGGAGGCCGGCTATGCCTGGGACAACGCGCTCAACTCCATGGGGCAGGCGATCGAACCGCTGACCGACAAGGTGGCCGGGTTCGCCAAGACGGCGGCGGCTGCGGTGGATACCGTTGCGACCAAGGCGCCCGGGGTTGCAGAAGCCGTGCTTGGCGTTGTGGGCGGTCTGGTGGCCCTGAAGGCTGCGGCCGTGGCCTTTACCGCAGTGAAGGGGATCTACCAGATCGGACGCTCTGTGACGGGCAAGGGGTGGCAGCCGGAAAATCGCCCGGCAGGCTTGCCCACCGGCTCCGGCGGCCCGATGGATCGAGGTGGCGTGGTGCCCGTGCGGGTTATCAACTGGCCCAAGCAGTTTGGCCCATCAGATGAGCCGGGTGGAGCCGTGGCAGGGGCTGAAGGTAGCCCTAGTGCCGGTAGCCGGATCGGCAAGGCCATCGAGGCTGCCCGCGGAGCGGCGAAGTTTGGTGGCGCGCTGGCCCTGATCGACGGCGCCATCAATGCCGGCAGCGTCTTCGCCACTGCCAAAACGCGAGATGAGAAGTTCAGCGGCTATGGCGGCGCGGCCGGCGAGACGGTCGGGGCCACGGCGGGCGCTGCCGCCGGCGCGGCGCTGGGCTCGATCGTGCCCGTCGCCGGCACAGCCCTTGGCACCATCGCCGGTAGCATCATTGGCGGCTGGGCCGGCAAAACCCTAGGCGAACTGGCCGGCAAGCATCTGGCCACGAGTACCGCGGAGCACGCCGATGACAAGTCCTCGGCGGATGCCGACAAAGGTGCGGCGAACTTGCCGCCGATCCAGGCGGGGCCGTTCTCGCCCACCATCCAGATCAATATGCAGCAGCCCACCGGTGATCCGCGAGCCTGGGCCGAGCAGGTCTGGCCCATTCTTCAACAGAAGCACGCTGATTACCTGGGCCGACTCCAGCGTGGCCAGCTCTTCGATGCGCCGATGGTGTAACCCATGCCGTATATGCAAAACATGCAGGGGGCGCTGCAGTCCCTGGTCAGCTCCGGCGCGGCCGGTCAGCGCAGTCTGGACAGTATGCTGGGTCCGATGAATACCGGTACAGCCCAGCTGACCAGCTCGGTGTCCGAGATCAGCAGCCTGCCGTTCCTGTCCTCGGGCGATAGCCAGTCGATCCAGCGGGTGACGCGCCGCATCGTCCAGGCCCAGGCCATGGTCGGCAAGGTGATGAACACCTATACCCAGGTCAATCGGGTGGCTTCGGGTGTGGCGGCCTCCTATACGGCGCTGGGCGGCCAGGTCACGGCGGCCCGTAATGCGGTCAGCAAGATCATCGGCAAGGTCAATCCCTCGCTGGCCAGCGCCATCTCCACATCGATCCTCAACCCCACCACCAGCCATGCCGCGGCGGTGAAGCCCTTTCCGCATCTGCTGATCATGCAGCCGGTCGTCTCGGGCGGCACGCCGTTCTATTTCAACCTGGACACGGCGGCTTTTGATTCGCTGCAGCGCCAGACCAGCTATGGCTGGCAGGGGCAGGAGCGTCTGGGTCGGCGGCCGGCGCAGCAGTTCGTCGGCATGGGCACCGACAAGATCACCTTGTCCGGCGCGATCTATCCGCACTTCAAGGGCGGCCTGACACAGCTGGACAGCCTGCGCACCCTGGCCGGTACCGGCAAGCCCTACATCCTCACCACCGGTTACGGGCAAGTGCTGGGTACCTGGTGCCTGAGCTCGATCAGCGAACAGCAATCTGCGCTGCTGCACGGCGGTATCCCCCGCAAGCAGGGCTTCACTTTGGAATTTGACCGCTATGGCGACGATCTACAGAACCTGTGACGGCGACCTGCTGGACATGCTGTGCAACCAGCACTATGCCTCGCTGGACGGAACCGTCGAGGCGGTACTGTCCGCCAATCCCGGTCTGGCCAGCCAGGCCCAGCCTTATGCCGCCGGCATCCAGATCATGATGCCCGACATCGCCACGCCTGTTGAGACCGAGGTACAGCTATGGGATTGAGCAACACACCGCTGGCTCGCGTCGAGGTGAATGGCAAGGACATCACCGCCCTGATCACCGACCGGCTACTGATGATCCAGACCATCGACAAGGCCGGCATGGAGGCCGACCAGTTCGAGATACGGCTGGATGACCGGGACGGCAAGCTGTCGCTGCCGGCACGTGGCGCCGTGCTCAGCATCTACCTGGGCTATGCCGAGCAGAGCGTGGGCCTGGTCGGGCAGTACACGGTCGACGAGATCGAATATGCCGGGCCGCCGGACAGCATTGTCCTGCGAGGCAAGTCGGCCAGTATGCTGGGTTCCGGAAAAAGCACTCGATCGGGCAGTTGGGACAATGTCCCGCTCGGCCAGATCGTGGCCGACGTGGCCGGCCGCAATGGCTGGACGCCGCTGTGCTCAGTGGCCGATGTGGTGGAGCGTGCCGACCAGGTCAAGGAGAGCGACTTCCACTTCATCACCCGCATTGCTCGGCAGCATGGCTGCACCGCCAAGTTGGGGGGCGGCAAGCTGATCGTGGTGCCGCTAGGCATGGCCAGCAGCGGCAGCGGCAAGAGCATCTCGGCCATCACGCTGACGCGATCGGACCTGACCCGCTTCCAGTTTCAGCTGGCCGACCGGTCAGCCATGGCCTCGGCCAAGGCCGGCTATCTCGATCCGGCCTCTGGCAAGCTTGCCATCGTCGACGTGACCAATCCCAATGTACCCGACGGGCTGCCCGGCGTGCATGTGGACCGACACCTGCACCCAAATCGTACAGCGGCCCAGCGCGCGGCCAAGGCACGCATCGATGCCTTCAACCAATCCACTGCCCTGGTGCGCCTAGAGATGCCGGGGCGCACCGAATTATTTGCCGAGCGCCCCATCAGCATCAACGGCCTGAAGACCGGTATCGATGGCACCTATATTGCGAGCAGCGTGGAGCAGACGCTCACGCGGGCAGGTTGGAGCACGACGGTTGAGTGCAATGGTGGGAATGATGGGAAGGCAGCGGCATCTGGCAAGCGGAAGTCGGTGCTGAAGGTTATTGATGCTGGTGAGTAA